CTGTCAAAGGGCATCCAGTGCCATCGTAAGCATGAATCTCTTCAATGTTTAGATCGTCACGGTGCTCATAGAGGAACTCTACGAGAGCTCTGCGCTGTGGAATTGTGCCTCGAAGGTCTACTGCTCGCCAAGTGGCATGAACTGACAGCGATGATCCTGAACGCATCGGACGATTCGCATAGATGCCAATGTTCTTGACACCGAACAGGTACTCACAGAACTCTACGAACCTTTTTGTGCCGGCGCGAGGTGTGGGATGGTTGCCTTCCTTGTTACCTGTGTACGGTCTAGGACTCATCTTTTTCTCCTTTGTCTTTGAGGCCGTTACTGGCGAGGATTCCTGATAGTGCTCCGGTGAGGAAGAGCATCATCGGGGATAGTAGCGACCATGCACTTTCATCGTTTGGTGATACTTCTAAAGGCTGGATGACGAAGAGCAGGCCGTAGAGCAGTGACGCAGTGGAGATGACAAAGGTTGCCGAAAGTGTAATTCCGACGATCAGGATAAGTCTGGCCTTGATCTCTGAGTTGGTGTATTTCTTCACGGGTTGCACCTTGTCGCTGTGGGTTGTTGTTTGCAGTTGTCTCGAGTGCGGTCATTGCATCCTGTGACGACGAACATGAGGACAACGGCAAGAGATGCGATGACTACGAGAGTTTTCATCAGGTCGGCCCGATGTCCTCAACCATTATTAAAGCGAGTCGAGTCGCTGATCGTTCAAGTTTTGGGGCTCCTGTCAGACTGCTTGTGGAACACGCTCCGACGATTACTGTCGAGCCAGCTGCGAAAGATTGGATCGTCATCGTGGTCACTTCGGACGCTGTTTGTGCTGCGGATGGAGTTTGGATGATGCTTACTGCGTAGGCGGTCGCTGCAGCGTTCGTCAGTTTGATCGTGCAGATTGAGTTTCCGAGAGCGACTGTCGGTGTCTGCACTTCTGGTTCCTGATAGGTGATCTTGTAGAGCCTGCCTGTTTCGGCAGTAAATGTCACTGACATCCCTGTCGCTATTGTTGAGGTCAACGCGAGCGTCTGTGTTGTCGCTGAAGTTGCGTAGGCCATCACTCCACGAGGGAATCGGTTGGCATTTGATGCTGTATAGATTTGTCCGGAAACGAACTGATCGTTTGGATTGGGCATTATTTTCTCCTCATATTGCTACGCCGACGCTGAGACGGGAAGTGTCTAAAACACCGAAAGTGCTGTCGTTAAGTATGAAATTTTGGTAACTGTTAATGTTTGTCATGCTAAGAGTGACTCTAGTTGAACTTGGTTCGATGTAAAGGTTGACACGGTCGGGAAAGAATGTTTGTGTTTCTGAACTTCCTCCCGGCACAGTCCAACTGACATTGCCAAAATGACCTGAATCAACGACATAATTCATGAAACGAGTTAATGCTCCTGAGGTTTGAGCAACATCTAAAAAACTGAGTTCAAGGTTCAAACGAGTTGGGCTAATAAAGTTGTTTGCAAACCATTCAGCGGTGCTATTCACTTTTTCGGTTTGTGTGGTGGTGCTTGTAAAACTTTTGACGCCGTACTGCGCCGACGACCCATTAGATTTCGTGGCAGTAGTCGAAGCGCCTGTGATCGTCGCATTATTAAACCACATCCCATAGGACGCGGCCTCTGATCTTTCTATGCGGTCGTAAGCAATCTGTGTCGAGGTCGCAGTCCGCCCATAAGTAAAGTTGCCTGATGCAACGCTGGCAATCAAAGTGCCAAATTCTGAAGGTGCAACATAATTTGAATAACCATCGCCATTTAATAAGATTCCGCGGTCTGCCAAAACAATCTGTTGAATTTGGCTCTGCAAATTGCCAGTAAACGCACCAGTCGAAAACGCGCAGTCAGTTTCACCAAATAAATTCCAATAGCCAATAGTGCTTGCGTTTGGGTTTGTTAATAACAAACCAAGTTCTTCTAGTTGGTTCTTTGCTGATGTGAGAGTAACGCTGCATTGTTGATTGCCTGCCAAGGTAAAAGCGTCCGCGAGTGTAATCGTGCAAGTTGAACCTTTTCCGGCACCAGCAGTGTCTTGATAATCCCGAGTTAAAACTGGACCAATAAACGCAAATAATTCGCTTACTTGTTCTCTGATAATAAAAATATCGTTAACAGTAAATAGATCGGCTTGTTCGTTGCCGTTGTTAATCACGATCGTTGCAATTCGACCCGCAATCGGCGAAATAGGTGTTGCACGACCCCAACTAACATTTATTTCACGGACATATTCAGTGACATCTAAGTCGTCAGACTCACGAAATACTCTCCATTCAAATTTTGCCATTACATTGTCCGAGTGTTCACGGGCACTGGGCCGATAGTACGCACATAAGTCTGCAACGCTTTAACGACCTGCATCGGGTCACCGCCGTTCACATTAATTGTGACCGTGTTACCGCCGACCATACCGCCAGCACGATTGAGAGGTATCACTGCCTCTGGGCCTCGTTCGCCGATCATGGCGATAGTCGGCCCTGTCACGATGCCTCCCTCAGCTAGTTGAGGCAAGTTAACGCTCGGGATCTCTCCGAAGTTCACCCACGGCCCAGCTGCTTTGTCAATGCCATCTAGGATCGTGTTGAGTCCTCTGATAGCGAAGTTCAGACCGCCTTCTAGTGTGGCGATGACTGCGTTGATGACTCCCTTGAAAGCTCCAGCGATGCCATCAAAGATCGCTTTGCCAAGATTGGCTAGTTCAGCAAACCCTGTTTTGACTGCACCAAACACAAACTGGACAACGCCCCACCAAGCCATAAAGCCAGCCTTTAAGCCATCAATGGCTTTGCCAAAGATGTTGAACTTGACTTGTAGCGCGACGAGAGCTGCAATAATTGCGATAATGACCACGACTCCAGTGGCGATCCAAAGAGCCGAGAACGATGCTGTGAGTGCAGTGTTCAGTGCAAGTGTCAAGGCTTGGATTGCTGCGTACGCTTTCATTGCAGCGTTCACTGCCAAGACTGTCACTGCTAAAGCTCCCAAAGCAGCACCCATACCTATGACGAATCCTGTGTTGTTTCGTACAAACTCACCGATTGACATCAAGGCTGGAAGAAGTTTCTCAACCAGTGGAGCGACAGCTGCACCGATGGATTCCTTGAACTCTCCCATCTGAATCGACAGGTTCTTCATCTTGCCTGCGGTCGTGTTGGCTGCGGTAGATGCTTGACCTGCAAAAGTTTCACCGAGTGCAGCAAATACTTCGTCAGCTGAAGCTCCGCTCTTAATGAGTTTGGCGAGTGCTGGATCTAGTTTCCTGAGTGGCCCGAGTTGCCCATTGAACGCCTTACTTAAAGCGTCGGAGACTGCCTGTAAGTCTTTCCCCGTACCGGCAGAAATGTCTAGCGCAAGGCTCATCAGTTCTTGAGCTTTGGCGACATCTCCTGTTCCTCGGACGAGCGAGTCAAGTGCTGGGCGAAGTTCGTCATCGGTGACTGCTGCAGCAAGTGAAGTTTTTGTGATGAAGTCCTCAACCGACTTGACTTGTGCGTCTGTTGCTCCGGTGACATTTCCGAGAGTGGTGGCAAGTTTTTGGGCTGCAGCGTCATCTTCGGCGAACGCTTTAACAGCATCAAAAGCGACAGCGCCGAGAGCTGCGACAGCGAGCCCTGCTGGGACTGCAGCCTTCTTGATAGCAAAAGAGGCTTTTTGGCTTGTGGTCTCTAGTTTCTTGAAATCGTTGATGGCCTTGTTAATGCCGGCAGGATTCCACTCTGAGATAATGGGGAGGTTGATAGCCATTAGCGCTTCACGATCCTCTTCTGTGCTTGACCCATCACTTCTTGGACGATCTTGTCAACATTTCTAGTAATCTCGTCTATGAAGTCATCGGAGCGAGCCCAGACGAAGCGTGACGGTGTGCGGAGTTTGCTGGTCAAATCTTGAGAAAAGTTTGGGCGTGCTCGAAGTAGGTTCTTGTTGCGTGTCTGGTTCGGGCCTCGTCCTGCCATGTCGGTCATGGAGAGAGCTGCACCTTTCGCAGTGATCCTGACTGTGCCGATGGACTCG